CGAAGGAAAACGGGCCGCCGATGCTTTGGACACGTCCGAAGATGACTTGCGCTATTTAAGGGAGATCGCAGAGCGGGAAGCGATTAACCGCTACACTACGGCAAGCGTCACCATTGAGATGGGCGGCGTGACTAATAAGGTGGAAAACGGAATGGATCTTGATGGCGTAGTCGACCGATTGACTGAAGGCCTATACGACGGCATGAGCATGGCCGCAAGGGAGGTGCATGTATAATGTATTATTTTTTCCTTGGGATGATGCAGCTACCAGTGCCGCCCGCCAAAATGACGGTGAAGATCAAGGGGAAGAATAAAACCGTGGATCTAATCAATGAGGGCGAAGCGAATTTGATTAAGGATGCTGGATTGACCGAAATTAGCTTTGATGCGAGGTTTCCAAACGCCCGCTATCCGTGGGCTGATTATGATTCCAGCCTTATCGGGGGCCTTGGCCAGAGCGTCGGCAATTCCTTTCTAAAGATGGCTGGAAACCGCATTGTACAAAGCATTTTAGGGGCTGAAGATGCTTTCACGTTCCAAGGTTCTTCCTTCTACACGGACATTTTAGAAGGCATGAAGACAAGCCGACAGCCGTTTAGGTTCATCGTTTCACGGATGAGCGGTTACAACCTTCTTTTTTCGACTAATATGTTAGTCACCTTGGAGGACTATTCAATCGTTGAGGATGCCGAAAGGGACGGAATGGATGTTACTTGTCCTCTTAAATTAAAGCAATACCGCCCGTTCGGGACCAAGACGGCCCGCATGGAGACGGACGAAAACGGCAATAAACGCTTGATTGTCGATGATTCCCGCCCTTCCTACGGCGTTGAACAGCCCAATATAGCGGACGTGACGAGGAACGCCACCGTCTGGGAGGTTTGCCGCTTAGCGAGCGGTGGAAAGCTCAATTTTCGGGATGTAATGAAGAGCAACGGAATTACTAACCCACTTGCGAACATGGCAGGAAAGAAGCTGAGATTATGAGCGATTTAATCCAACTCACGGGCGGCGACAGGCTGACCGTCGTAATTACTCACAAGCGAACGGGGGAATATTTCATTCCCTCGGTCCTTGATGGGCTTGAATGGGAGATCCACCGCAAGGGAGCGGCGGGGAAAATTGATTTTAAAGTTGTTATTGATGATGCGTTGAAAATGGATCATGGCGACGTTGTGGACGTGCTTTGGGACGGCGTTCAATTTTTCCATGGCTACGTTTTTAAAAAGTCCCGAAATAGGGAAAGAATTTGGACCGTTCTGGCCTATGACCAAATGCGCTACTTGCTTAACAAAGATTCCTTTTCCTACGAAAACAAGACGGCGGCCGAGGTCATTAAGGAATTGGCCGAGGACTTCGAAGTCAAATGCGGGGAGATGGCCGACACGGCTTACAAGATTCCCAAACGGCGGGAAGATGGATCCACCATATTGGACATGGCACAAAATGCGCTGGATCTTACCATGATTCACACAAAAAAGATGTTTGTCCTTTACGATGATTGCGGCGAGCTCAAATTAACAGACGTGGAAGCGTTGCAAACTGATTTGTACATTGATGCCGAAACGGCCCAAAACCTTGAATATACAAGCACTGTGGACAAAGATGTGTATAACCTTATTAAGCTGTCAGTAGATGACGGTAGCGGCGGCCACAGGCTTGTGTATGCGCCAGCTAAAAATCAGGACTACGAAAAATCCGAGACCCGCAAGCAATGGGGCGTTTTACAGTATTTTGAAAGCGTCAACCCGAAGAACGGGCAGGACCCGCAACAAATGGCGGAAAAGCTGTTGGAGCATTACAATCACATTCGCCGAACGCTGAAAGTGAGAAAGCAGGCGGGTGACTTGAGAATTAGGGGCGGTTCGATGCTGTACGTTAATATTCCCACTAGCGACAGCGATTTAAAGGAAGAAACGGGGAAAGCCCATCTTGCAATAGTCGAAAGCGTGACTCACAGATTCGAGAATCAGTCCCATACAATGGATTTGGACATAAAGGGGGATTGGCTGAATGAGTGATACAAGCTTATATCAAGCCTTGCAGGCCGTCATGGCGCAGAATGTCACCGACATGAAACTTTCGGACTGTATTCTGGGAACCGTCGAGAGTGCCAGCCCTTTGGCCATACGGATAGACCCTAGAACGATTGTGAAGGCGGAATACTTAATCCTTACGGACCTTGTTCGTGATTTTTCCGTGGATATTACTGTATCCCACACGACGGAAAACAGGGCGGGCGGGAGCGGCGACCCCGCTTTTGAAAGTCATAACCACGACTACACGGGGCGGAAAAAGATTATTGTCCACAACGGTTTGGCCGTCGGTGAAATGGTCGTGATGATTCGGCAGGCAGGCGGGCAACAGTATGTAGTGTTGTCCCGTATTAAGGACCACACAAATATTAGCGGGCAATGGAGGTGATTAGATGGCGTTAGTACCTGATGCAAGTCTTAATGTTGGTGGGGCCGTTGTAGAGGTCCAGACGGCTGAAAAATGGCCGTCAAAAACCTACGTCATGAACATTGACGGCGAAAGAATCACGGGGACCATGACGGATGATATTGAAGCCGTTAAACAGGCCATTTATAAAATCCTTAATACGGAGCGTTATCAATATCCGATTTATTCGTGGAATTATGGCGTTGAGCTGGCTGACCTTTTCGGAAAGCCTATTGCGTACGTGTTGCCAGAGATTCCGAGACGGATTAAAGAAGCCCTTGTTGCGGATGATCGTATCATTGACGCTACGGCCTTTGAATTGTCCCACGATAAGCGGGGCAATGTTTTGGCCAAATTCAAGGTTATTACGATTTTCGGCAATTTCGACGCAGGGAAGGAAGTGAGAATCTAAATGTGGGAACGAGAAACAGAAGACGTTATTGAACGGCGGATGCTGCAAAGGATGCCGAACGACATTGACAAGCGGGAAGGCTCAATCGCATTTGACTCTACCAAACCCGCCGCCGTGGAATTGATGCTTATGTATGCCGCCCTTGATTTTTTCCTAAAAAACACGTTCGGCGACACGGCAGAGCGTGAATATCTAATCGAGAGGGCGAAGGACAGAGGATTAAAGCCGTACGAAGCCACTTTTGCAAGCGTGACGATTGAGACAAGGCCGACGGACATTAGGATTCCGACAGGAACAAGATTTTCCGTCGATGATCTTAATTACTACGTAACAAAACGCCTTGAAGATGGCCGCTATCTTGCACAATGTGAGACGGCGGGAAGCGGCGGGAACAAGGAAACGGGCCGTTGTATTCCGATTGACTACGTTCGAGGGTTGGAGACGGCAAACGTCGTATCTTTGACCGTTCCAGGCGAAGACGAAGAAGAAACGGAAGCATTTAGGGAACGGTATCTTAAATCATTCGAAACGCAGGCGTACGGCGGGAATATTACCGATTATCAGGAAAAAGTCGGGAAATTGCAAGGCGTCGGCGGCGTGAAGGTTTACCCCGTCTGGAAAGGAGGCGGCACGGTCCGTATTGTCTTCACGACGAGCGAGAACAAAGTTCCAAACGGCGAACTGGTCAAGTCGGTGCAGGAAGCAATAGACCCCGTGACGTATCAGCAATTAGGCGTAGGCATTGCCCCTATTGGCCACCGTGTGACCGTCGAGGGGGCGAAAGAGTCGGCCATAGCTATTGGCCTTAACATCAAGTTTGCAGGCACGGATTCGTTTTCCACGGCCCTTTCAGACATTAAAGCCACGATTCAGGCGTATTTTTCAGAGCTTAACGAGGGTTGGCAAAAAACCGAAGTTGTTTCCACAAGCCGTTACGAAAATCGGGGAATCGTTGTTAGAATCTCACAAATTGAGTCCCGTTTATTGTCCCGCCCATACGTTTCTGATATTAGCCATACGACTTTAAACGGAGCAGAGGAAAACGTCGAGTTGCCAGACGATGCACTGGGCACCATTGGCGATGTGACGGACATTAGTGGGGGTTGACCATGGAAAAAATATCAAGAGCCGTGCGGATTGAGAGCTATTTTCCGTGGGTGTTGCAAAACGCACGGGAAATGCAGGCCATAGCGGCGGCAGAAAATCCAGAATTTAATGCGCTTTATGAAAAGGTGTGGGCGTGGTTTGCCAACACCTTTATTTTTTCGACCGACCTTCAAGGGGTGGAGCGGTGGGAGCGGATGCTGGGACTTTTTCCGGCAGAAGATGCCACCTTGTACGACCGCCGAGCCGCTATCTTTATGGCGGTAAACGGCACCACACCATACACGGAAAAATCCTTTGAACGGCTGACTGATGGAATGTATCACAAGGGGGCCGTACGAATCAGGGTTTTCCCAAATTCCTACGCCGCTATCCTTGATCTAGCTGATGACATGACCGAGCGGGCAAACGACGTTTTTCGCTATGCAAGATTAATCATCCCCGCAAACATCACCTTGCAATTGTCCCATACTGTTCCTATTGCAATGTCCCACCATATCGGGGCCGTTGTTCGTCGCCGTTGCAAGGGCGAAATAGGCAGGCTGCGGGGCGATGTGGTGAGTCACTACGCTGTTACGTATACGGTAGGCCGTGAGATTTTCGAGCCTTACAAGTCCGAAAATTTGCGCATTACTTTTAACGGCATCAAGCCAACGCCCGTGATGGTGCGGGGCGGGAACCTTGTTAAACAGAATCCCACGGCACAAATCGGGGATGAGGACGAGTTTTTTATCGTTGCGGAAGACGGCATGATTAGATTGAAATGAGGTGAACCATGAGCGAGTTTTCGAATGTTTTTACTGGCACTGACGGATTTCGGCTGATTGAACTGTCAACCGTCATGGGCAAGCCATTAATCTTCACAAAGATTGAAATCGGGAAGGGCATTAATACGGACGGTGGCGGCAGAACGTCGCTGATTGAAAAAACAATGGAGTGCGATATTACCCGAGTCGCCGAAGTCGAAAACGCTGACGTAGACGAAGCCAGAACAGCCCTCTATTTTGCCTATTCCAATGAAGAAGTAGAAGAAGGCTATTCCATGACCGAAGTAGGCGTTTGGGCAAGGGTCGTTAGTGAGAGCTTCACGGATAGCGGTTGGGGCGGCTATCAGGGCGAAGAACTGTTTTTTGGCTATGCCTACGCCGAGGACGCTGAAAAAGGTTCGTGGATTCCTGACAAATCCCACAAAATGGACGTTCAGGAGTACGTTATTTATGCGTCGGTCGGAAACGCTACGTCGGTAGGTGTCGAGATTGCGTCGAGCCAGTACGCCCGACTAGAAGATTTTACTTTCCACGTCAATGACGCTAACGCCCATTCCAATTTCAAGGGCTGTACGGAAACAGCTAACGGCGTTCGGGGCTTTGTCCCACAGCCGCAAGCAGGGGACGGAGAGAAGTTTTTATCGGCAAAAGGCGGGTGGGAAAAGGCCAAAATGACCACGCTTGAACTGGTAAATATTTTGTACCCTAAAGGCATTATCCTTCCTTTCGCCGACGGGACCGACCCCAACGAGATTTGGCAGGGGACGACGTGGAAAAGGACGTTGCAGGGCCGTGTAGCTATCGGCGCAGGCGACTACTGGGAAAATGGGAAAAAATTCACCTACGAAGTCGGGGACACGGGCGGCGAAGCGGAACACCAACTCACTGAGAGGGAACTAGCACCTCACACCCACAGAGCTTCTGCGGCTTGCAGTACTAACGGCGCTCATTACCACGGTGGGAGAGGTGACGTAAAACAAAACAATCCATTGGGCGAATATTCGTCACAAGGTGGGTATGCTGGGGCATCCGGAACAGATCACGATAACTACCTCGGAAAAACCACGACTGACGGCGCACATTCCCACGCTGTCACCGTTTCTTTGGGCACGTCTGGGACTGGTGAAGGACATGAAAACCGCCAACCGTATCAGGGCGTGGCATATTGGGAAAGAACGGCTTAACGGGCTGAGAGTGAGTTAGCGCCTGTATCCTTAAAGGCAGTGACTAGTAACGTTACTTATTCTCGACTAGCAGAACTTAATGCGTTCAGGGGAGATGGTAACAGCAAAAGTCGTTATAATTCAACAGTTAACGTTCCTTATTCAGGGTGGTCGGATTGGGTTATCAGCGGCGAAGAATCCGGGGGTGGAACGGATCAGCTGTTGAAAGTCCGCACTGAGAATATATCGCTGTCCCCTTCTGTAACAGTTTCCAGCTTCGGGAGGGGGGTAAGGCACGAGAATAGGATGCCATATCAAGGTGTTTGCTATTGGGTGCGGACCCAATAACATACGCCTTGGAACGGCGGCCTGTTTTCGTGTTTTTCGTTCCCACCAATAGGGGCAACAGAGATAGACGGGGATAGGGTTTCAAGGACGTTTCGAACCTCCATTCCGTGGTCCTTGGTGCCACCTCCCGTTTCTTCACCGCTGATAACGGTTCCAGACCACCCGTCCCGTGGCACGTCCTTATATTGGTTGGTGGATGAATAGTTTGTGACGACGCCGTGAATCTGTGCAACCCTAGATACAGACAGCGTAGCGGACGCAATCCGAGGCGTGATTTTCGCCAGTTCCCTCTCAGTGAAAGGAGATAAGAATGCGCGTTTTTCAGATTTGGAACAATGAAGTCACCGTTATTGACGGTGACAAAACCTATATTGATTCTTTTGACCATTTTGTAGACGATGGGGGCCGTCACGACCTCCCGAAAAAAGTCATTTACGACGAGAATCAAAAATGTTGCGTTGTGGATGACAGATTTTTGCCTTATCCCAATCAAGATTTTGAATCCATCATCGCAAGTATTGATTCCCTGCAGGCCGCCAGGGACAAGCGGGAGCCAGAATTAGAACCTAGCCCAATTGACCCCAGAATGGCCCTTACAGCGGACTACACCGCAAGCGCAAGGGATTTGTCCAACGCCTTCACTATTGCGTGCCTGAGGGGAGATGTGAAGGCACAGGAGAGCATTAAGAGCGACTTTATCGAGCTGCAGGAAGCCTACAAGGAGGAAATGGAGGAATTGAAAGATGAAATTTAAACTCCCGAAAAGATGTCCGTATTGCGCACACAAGGTGAACGAAGAAGGAAAATGCGTGAATCCTGAATGCATTGCTTATGATAGCGAAGAAGAGAAGAAGGAGCGTGACGAAGAATGACCACTAGAGCATTAGTTCCAAACGCCGACGGTGAAGGGTCCCTCGGGGTTGAAAACCTGAAATGGGGTGCCGTCTATGTTTCGTCCCCCGACAAGGAGGACAATTCCCAGAAGGTCCCCTCGACCGCATGGGTTCAGTCCATCATGGCAGAAGCTCGGCAGTCCATCATGGCAGAAGTGTATGGTGGCCTTTCTGGCACCGTCCTCCCCACAACCGCCCACGTCGGCCAGTCCTTTACCCTTGACCGTGGAGATGTGTCGGACGGATACGAGAGGTTCGTTAAATACGTCTGCACGGCCGTTAACGGCGGCGTCCCGACTTGGACCACGGAGTTTTTATTAGACCCCGCCCACGCTGTCAGCACGGTCCTGTGGACTGGGACCATTGCGATCAACCCCGGCACCGTCTACGGAGGCAAGTGGGAGCCCATGCCCGCAGGATACACTTTAATCTCTCAAGGCAAAGGGAGCGACCAGTTTGGCAGTTTTGAGTACGTAGCTGGCCAGAAATACGGTGAACGGAAACATCAGCTCACCACCGATGAGTTGCCTAGACATACTACCACAAGTCATTTTCATACGGGATTCAACGCTTTCTGCATCAATACCCCTTGGAATGGCAACGGAGCAAGCAATTCCTGGGTAAGCCGGTTCAATATTCAAGTTGGCTCTTCATCCGCTACTTCGTTTAACCAGACAATCGACATGGACCTTGTCTCCAATCCGGTTGGTGGAGATGTAGCTCATAACAATCTGCAACCTTCTGTGGGTGCATACGGATGGCGTAGGACAGCCTGACCACCGATGAGTTAGCTAAAATCCGAGGGTATATTGCGAACATTGCAAGGCAAGACTTATCTCAACCGATTAGCGTTGGTGGTGTTTTTTCCTTTGATATGCACAGCAACGAGTGGCAAGGTTATGCCGTGAATAGCACGCCCAACCAATCCGATATCATTAGATTTGCTGCGGGTGAGGACCGCCCTCATAACAACTTACAGCCTTCATTAGCTACTTACTGTTGGCGGCGCCAAGCATAACAGGCCATGGACGGGGCTAGGGTGTTATGAGGCTTGTCGTTACCGAAGGCTATTCTATAGCCATAGATGATACTATCGTCGAAGGCTTTGCCTATCTTTCCTTGTTGTGCCACAGTTGTTCCACTAAAAATCCCCGAACAAAAATGGGCGTGGTTGCTGGGAACATCGCACCCAAAGTATCCCTCACAGTGTGGCAGTTCATCGGTGGCTATGCGGTACGCCTCCACCCATAGGCCGCCACGCAGGGAGACAGGTTGTTGTGAGGGACATCTTTACCGAAATCCATGACAAACCCGTCACCTTGCTCGCGTTGTGGATTTGATCCGAAGGTGACATTTTCAATGGATGCAGGAGCCGAAAATACGCCGTGGGTGGTCAACTTTTGATTTGGATCTTGTCTAGCAAAATCGAGGACATCTCCGTGGATATGGGGTAACTCATCGGTGGGCAAAATAGAGCACATTCTCGATGTAAGACGGCTCCATTTTATGCCATTTCATCCCACTTTATCCCCTTGACACGAGCCACTTAAAACCGTATTAAGCACACAGCTATAGCTACTCCCAAAGCGGTTTCCTACCTATATTACTAGCCCGGGTTACACACGCATTAAACACGGTCTATAGCCTTCCGCAGGTCAGCCAGAGCCTTATGTGTGTAGACTCCTTTGGTGATGCCCGGCCTGGCGTGCCCCAGAATCATCCGGCACGCCGTATCACTGGCGCCCGTGGAATCAAGCATGGATGCGCAGGTATGACGGCATTCGTGCGGGGTGTGGTGCATTTTTAAAGTCTTCATGACCTTATCAAACCGTCGGTGAAACTGCTCGTAGTCCATGCCGATGCCACCACGGGCCTTTAAAGACTCGACGAACGGAAGGACCTTTCTTGCAACGGGGACCTTGCGCACGCCCGCCACTGTCTTGCTGTGCTTGATGTCTAGGTATCGCTCCCGAATCTTGATGCTGGCAGGGCGAAGGGCAAGGAATTCACCGACTCGTAGGCCCGTATAAATGAGGATTAACACGGCCTGAACGTCGGGATCATCAGCCGCCTTCCATAGCCTATTGATTTCTCGGACCGTGAAAGGACGCTTGACGTGGACGGGGACGTGGGGCTTGATTTCGACGAACCTAGAATAGTCGACGGCCACAAGGTCCCGTTTCATGGCCCACTTATACAGCTGACTGAGTAAAACACGGGCCTTCTTCTGAGTGGCGTAGCCCGCTTCAATGCCGTCCATAGCGGCCTGTAAATCCTCGTATCTCAGTGATTCCATGGGCCTATCATGGAGCGGGGAAAGATGCCTATAACTGCTTATATAGGCGGAAACGCTTGAACGTGACAGTCCTTCAAAGTGGCGTTTTGACCACTTTTCGTAGCACTGGGAGAATGTTTCGGATTGACCACCATTCAACTTCAAAAGAAAGGAGAGTGCTTCAACATGGGAAGAAAAATACCCTACTGCTTTTTGTTTTCCGTCAACTGTCTTCTTAACCACGAAGGGCCGCCGCCTGTTCCCACTTAGTCGGTAGACTGTCCCAAAACCGTTAGGTAGCTTCATATTTATCACCTCGAAGGAGAACGTATCATGAATCTGACATTAAGTGAAGCCATTGCCCTCCTGACCTTCACGGGCGGGATTCTACTGTGGGTCATTCACAGTATGATTGAGCCGTTGAAAGTACTGCTTGATCGTACTGTGCAAGCCCTTACCAAGCTGGAAGCGACAATCAAAGAAGAAAGGGAACGACGAGAGGCTATTGGGCTGAGGCTGGAAGCGGTCGATTCCCGCAGTAAGTCCAATAGCCATAGAATCGAGGTCTTAGAGGAGCAACAACGAAAATGTTTGAACGGTTGAAAAAAACGGCCGCCAGATTAAAGGTGACTGTCAGAAGCAAGACCTATATTGTGATTGTGGCAGGGCTTTCGGCCTTGCCCATCACCTTGGTACTGTACGCATGGCTGTATACATGGATTACAGGAAGCCGTGACCCATGGTTGATTGCGATGCAGGACCAGTTACTAAAAATTATTGACCACATCATGACCCCCGCCGTCGTGGCAGGTGTCGTTGCCTACGGTGCAAAGCTCGTTGACAAGGACGGCGACGGCGTGCCAGATGACTATGAAAGGAAGGATGAATGAATGCTCAAACCCACATTCATTGACTATGGATTATGGTTTCGACCGTTGCAGGAACGGAGCGCTACGGATTTGCTCGTCATCCATCACACGGGAAATCCTACCGATGATGATTTAAGCGCCGAGGAAATCCATGAATCCCATCTTGCGCAGGGATGGGCAGGAATCGGCTATCACTTTGTCATCCGCAAGGATGGGACTGTCGAAATGGGGCGCCCAGTGGACACGGTAGGGGCGCACGCATACGGTTATAATAGCCGTTCCATCGGGATTCATGTTTGTGGTAACTTTGAAGTCGGAGAACCGACGCCCGAACAGATTGAATCCTGCTCCATCCTCGTTGGATGGCTCACGGAAAAATATGAACTTGAAGTGGATGAGAATCATGTTGTAGGTCATCGGGACTTGATGCCGACGGCTTGCCCGGGGGAAGCACTATATAATCAGTTAGATGTGATCCGTGGTAAGGCGATATGGTATCAACAGCACTACGACGAGGACGGGCAGTACCATGATTAGGCTTCAAACCCGCTTAAAATTGCGCTTTTTCGCCTACACCGCCGTAT